GACAATGTCGTATGGCCTGAGAAACCTTAACATGTCTGCTAATCCAGTAAGAGAAGCTGCCGAGGCCGACCTAGTGACTTTCATTAACTTGATAGCACCGGGCCGTCTCTTAGGTGCTGTTCATCAGGAACTACTACACTGGTGGACACGACCTCAGGCTAAGGAACATCAGCTAACATTACTACCCCGTGACCACGGCAAGTCAGCTATGGTCGCCTACAGGGTTGCGTGGGAGCTAACTAAAGACCCTACCCTACGTGTCCTATACATCTCCGCTACAGCTAAGTTGGCTGAGAAGCAGCTAGGGTTCCTTAAACAAATCCTTGAGAGTGATGTTCACCGCCGTTACTGGCCTGACCATATCATCCCTGATAAGGGACGTAGAGCTAAGTGGTCTAACTCTGAGATTGAGCTTGACCATCCTCGTCGTAAAGAGGAACAGATACGTGACCCGTCAGTAATGACTGCTGGTCTAACAACTAACATTGCTGGTCTACACTTTGATATAGCTGTCCTCGATGACGTGGTAGTCTACGATAATGCCTACACAGCGTTGGGACGTAAGACAGTTGAGACACAGTACTCCTTCCTAGCCTCTGTAGAGGGCACAGGTGCGCGTGAGTGGGTTGTAGGTACCCGGTATCACCCCAAGGACTTGTACGGTGTCATGCAGGAGATGAGGGAGCCTACGTTCTCTGACGATGGTGAGATCACAGGTGAGGATACTATCTACGAGGTCTTCGAGAGACAGGTAGAATCTTCTGGCGACGGTACTGGTGAGTTCCTGTGGCCTAAGACTAAACGCAGAGACGGCAAGTGGTTCGGGTTTGACATCAGGGAACTAGCACGTAAGAAGGCCAAGTACCTAGACAAGACTCAGTTCAGAGCACAGTACTACAATGACCCTACTGATCCTGACAGCAGACCAGTTGATATAACTAAGTTCCAGTACTACGATAAGAAGTTCTTAGGGCTTGATGGGGGTATCTGGAAGTACAAGGGTAAGAGACTAAACCTTATAGCTTCTATCGACTTCGCTTATTCGACTAGACGTACTGCTGACTACACTGCTATAGTTGTGGTGGGTGTTGATGATGAGAACAACATATATGTCCTAGACATAGATAGGTTTAAGACCTCAGACATAGGGGAGTACTTCTCCCACATCCTCCACCTAAGTAATAAGTGGTCCTTCCGTAAGTTAGTGGCAGAGGTTACAGCAGCCCAGACAGCTATCGTAAGAAGTCTTAAGCAGGACTACTTCGCACCACATGGTCTGTCCATCAAGGTTGAGGAGGTTCGTCCTACCCGTAATGAGGGGTCTAAGGAAGAACGTATGGAAGCTATACTGACACCACGGTATGACAACTTACAGATATACCATTACCGTGGGGGTAACTGTCAAGTCTTAGAGGAAGAACTAGGAACGTATAACCCGCCCCACGATGACGTTAAAGATGCTTTAGCCTCAGCTATTGACAAGTCAGTCAAGCCAGCTAGATCCATGAAGCCCCGTAACACCTTAGGTACTAATGTTATCTATAATAAAAGATTTGGTGGCAGAGGGTGAAAACCCTTGACTTTACAGTCCGAGTGTGCTATACTAATAATATAACTAAGAGGAATACTGTCAATGGCTAAGCCAGCACTGTCCGTAGAACACCTACTCAATGCAGAAGAACTAGCTACAAGTATTGCTAATAAGTGGCAGACTTGGAACTCTATGCGTTCTGGGTGGCTTGAGGAGAAGCGTGAGCTACGTAACTACGTGTACGCTACAGATACGAGCACCACCTCGAACAACAAGCTCCCTTGGTCTAACAGCACTACCACCCCTAAGCTCACACAGATATACGATAACCTTAAAGCTAACTACTCTGCTACTCTGTTCCCTAACTCCAACTGGATGCGGTGGGAAGCTATTGATGGTGAGAGTGATACACGTATTAAACGTGATGCTATTCAAGGCTACATGGAAGCTAAGGTCCGTCAGTCTGACTTTGAGTACATCATGGATAAGTGTTTAGACGATTACATCCTATACGGCAATACCTTCGCTACAGTTGAGTACGCTAACGAGAGCACTGAGCTTGAGTCAGGTGAGATCATTCAAGGGTATACAGGTCCACGTGTGGTACGTATCTCTCCTTACGACATCTGCTTTGATCCTACAGCTAGTTCCTTTAAGCACTCCCCTAAAGTTATCCGTTCGGTGGTGACACTAGGTGAACTCCAACGCGAGATGGAAGACGGTAAGGACGAGTATAAAGCTATCTTCGATAAGATCCTAGACAACCGTCATCAGGTTGTATCTGCTGGTTCAACTGAGAAGTCTGATGGTTTCGTAGCTGATGGCTTCGGGTCATTAGAGGCTTACTATACTTCTGACTACGTCGAACTGCTGACTTTCTACGGGGATATCTATGACCTTAACTCAGGAGGTCTTAAACGTAACCGTATGATTACAGTCGTTGACCGTGCCTACGTCGTTAAGGATGAGGTCATCCCTTCATGGTTAGGATCAGCCCCTGTGTTCCACGCTGGGTGGCGCTCCCGTCCAGACAACCTTTACGCTATGGGTCCACTAGATAACCTAGTAGGGATGCAGTATCGTATCGACCACCTTGAGAACCTTAAGGCTGATGTCTTCGATGTTGTAGCACTACCTATGACTAAGGTCCGTGGAGAGGTTGAAGACTTCGAGTATGGCCCCGGTGAGCGTATCATCATGGGTGAAGAGGGTGATGTATCCTTCATGGCTCCTGACACTACAGCCCTTAATGCTGACTTCCAGATACAAACACTTGAGAATAAGATGGAGGAGATGGCTGGAGCACCTCGTCAGGCTATGGGTATCCGTACTCCCGGTGAGAAGACTGCCTTCGAGGTACAGTCCCTACAGAACTCAGCCTCCCGTATCTTCCAACACAAGTCAGCACAGCTAGAGAGGGACTTCATTGAGCATGTCCTTAACGCTATGCTTGAAGCTGGCCGTCGTAACCTAATCCAACAAGAGACAATTAGTCTGACATCTGATGAGGGTAAGTCCTTCTTCGCTACCATCTCTAAAGCAGACATCGTGGCTAACGGTAAGATTAAACCTGTAGGTGCTCGTCACTTCGCTGAACGTGCTACCCGTGTGCAGAACCTTAACCAGATGCTTCAGATCAAAGCGATGGACCCAACTATCGGAACACATATGTCTGGTAAGGAGATCGCTCGTATCATAGCTGAGGAGTTAGGTGAGCCTAGCATCTTTAAGGATAACGTCTCTGTTACTGAGGCGACTGAAACCCAACGTGCAGCACAGAATGCTGAGGCTGACGCACTGGAGGAACTAGAGATTCAAGCCGAGATGGGTATCTAAATGGATCACCGCTGGCTAAAAGGATTGAAGGGTGATGAGAGAGAATACAGACGTAAGGAGATACTATCTTACCGAAATGCTTTCAACACCCTCATAGAGACTTTAGAGGATTACTTAGAGGACACTGTTCCTGATTATGATAATCCCTCATGGTCTCATAAGCAAGCTGACGCTAACGGAGCTAACCGCAAAGTACGTCAAATCATTAACCTAATAACAATCAAAGACAAAGGATAACCATCTTGTCGGTATTTACTGAGACACAGGTAACCACACCTGAGACTACTGAGGCTTCCACTGGACAGACTACAACCAATGAGTCGTTTGTAAGGAAACTCATCGAGACTAAGGGAGAGAACTTCAATGATCCTGAGGTCGTTGCTAAGAGTAAGCTAGAGGCTGATGCATTCATCACTAACCTTGAGCGACAAAACTCTGAGCTACGTTCAGACCTAGATAAACAGGACTACTCAAAGAAGTTACTCGAACAACTAGAGAATAAGGCTACGGAAACTACCTACGTAAATCCTCTAGAGTCCAATAATAACAATGGTAGCACTACCACAGGTGACGAGACCAAAGCCCCTGTAAGTGGAGACGATCTGGAAAGCCTTATTAATGAAGCACTGACTAAACGGGACGCTACGAGTAAAGCTCAAAGCAACCTTGAAAGTGTTGACAAGAAACTTAATGAGTTGTATGGCACTGAAGCTAATGCTACCATTGAGAATAAAGGCGCTGAACTTGGTTTGTCCAAGGAGCGTCTACAAGAGATGGCTGCTGAATCCCCCGCTGCTTTCTTTGCCCTAATAGGTGAGAAGGTAGCACAATCTGTTAACCCAGTCAGCCAATCAACTGTCAAT